CGTTGCTGATATCTTCGTTAAGCCAAATCGTTCTATCAACTTTATCACTCTCAATTTCGTTGCTGCTCGTTCTGCGATTAACTTCTCAGAAATCGGTGCGTAATTCAAGATAAATAAGAAAGAACACAAGGAGAATTAAATGGCAAATATTGCTGACTTCAAAGCGCAGATGATCGGTGGCGGTGCTCGCCCAAATCAATTCCGTGTTGAACTTTCATTCCCAACCTTTGTTACATTGGGTGTAGTTGCAGGACAGAGAGCACAGTTTTTGTGTAAAGCTGCTCAACTACCTGCTTCCACTATCGAAACATTACCTGTTTTGTTCCGTGGTCGCCCAGTTAACTTTGCTGGTGAAAGAACTTTCCAACCATGGACTGTAACAATTTACAATGACACCACTTTTGGTATCCGTAACGCACTTGAACAGTGGCAGTCTGGTATTCAAAACTACAACACTACTAATGGTCGTGTTAATCCTACTGACTATCAGGTTGACTTAAATGTTCACCAGTTAGATCGCAATGGCGCAATCATCAAGAGTTATACTTTTGTTGATGCTTTCCCAACTACAATTTCTGCCGTTGGTTTAGATTACGAGCAACAAAATGCAATTGAACAGTTTGACGTAGAGTTCCAATACAACTACTTTACATCAGCTACTGGTGCAGCTTCTGGCTTTGGTGTCAATGTTTCTATTGATACTCCAGTTGGTAGTTTCCCACTTTAATAATTAACTGAAGGTTTTTACATTATGCAGATATTTGGGTTTGAAATAAAACGCAAAGAAGACGAGACACTACCTAGCGTAGTGCCTCCTTCAGCACAAGAAACAGGCGCAACCGTAGTAAACACTGGTGTAAATGCTGGTGGTTACTATGGTATGGTCATGGATCTTGAGGGTGTCATTAAAAACGAAAACGACCTAATCCGTCGTTATCGTGAAGTTGCTCAATATAGTGATTGTGATAATGCAATTGAAGATATCATTAATGAAGCGATTGTAGCTGATGAAGAAAAGACATCAGTTGAAATCGTTTTAGATGATGTCAAAGTTTCTTCTAATATCAAAACTAAGATAAGAGAAGAATTTAATAATATTCTTCGCATTCTCAAGTTTAACGAGAGAGCGCATGAAATCTTCCGTAGCTGGTATGTTGATGGAAGATTATATTATCAAATTCTTATTGATGAATCAAAAATTAAGGATGGTATCGTAGAGTTACGTTACATTGATCCTCGTAAGATTCGTCGTATTAAAAATGTTAAAAAAGCAAGAACACCACAAGGTGTTGAAGTTGTAAAAGAAGTAGAAGAGTATTATCTTTACAACGACAAGGGTATCACTGAGCAAACTACGCATGGTGTTAAACTTGGTTTAGATTCAGTAGTCTATTGCCCATCAGGTTATGTAGACTCAAATACTGGTATGGCAATGTCTTATCTTCATAAGGCAATCAAACCAGTAAATCAATTAAAGATGATTGAAGACTCTTTAGTCATCTATCGTATCAGTCGTGCACCTGAACGAAGAATTTTCTATATCGATGTTGGTAATTTACCTAAGTTGAAAGCAGAACAGTATGTAACGGATATTATGAATAAGTTCCGTAACAAGATTGTTTATGATGCAACAACTGGTGAGACACGTGATGATCGTCGTCACTTATCAATGATGGAAGATTTTTGGATGCCTCGTCGTGAGGGTGGTAAAGGTACTGAGATTACTACACTTCCAGGTGGTCAGAATTTAGGTGAGATTCAAGATATTGAATACTTCCAGAATAAACTTTATCATGCATTGAATGTTCCAATTAGCCGTATGCAACAGCAACAAGGTTTTAGTATTGGTCGTTCAACAGAGATTAGTCGTGATGAAGTTAAGTTTAATAAGTTTATTGTTAGACTACGCAAGAAATTTAGTATGTTGTTCTCACATGCGTTGAGAGTTCAGTTAATCGCTAAAGGTGTTATTCGCCCAGATGAATGGGATGATATGCAGTTTGCTATCAAGTATGATTATCTTGAAGACAATCATTATAGCGAACTAAAAGATTCTGAGATTCTACAACAAAGAATGGGATTGTTACAGTTGATGGATCCATACATTGGTAAGTACTACTCAATGGAATGGGCTCGTAAGAATGTTCTTCACCTCGATGAGAAAGAAATTCAAGATATCGATAAGCAGATTGCAAACGAGAAAGATCAAATGATCGCCACTGCTGAGACTCAAGGACAGATACAATTGGCTATGCAGCAACCACAAATGGATGCGCAAGCACAGCAACAACAGGCAATGCAACAGCAACAGCCTCAGCAAGATCAAGGTGCTCCTGATCAACAAGAAGCAGACGCTGAAGCAGAACAAGATGCTGGGCAAAATACGGATACGCAACAAAGTAAAGGGAAAGTCACCAAATTAAAAACTGGTACTTGGCCAAATTAATAGGAGAATATTATGAGTGAAACAGTACAAAATTTAGTCCACGCAATTAAAGCTGGCGATGCACTTGAGACAGAAAATGCGTTTGCAGATGCAATGGCAGAAAAGTTATCTGTTCGTTTAGATGGTATGCGTCAGTCAGTTGCACAAAGTATGTTTACGCAAGCCACAGAACAAGAAGCCGAACCAGTCTCTGAACCTACTACGGAAGAGTAATGCGTTACCACGAGTTTACAAAATCTCTAAAGCGATCTGATATTGTTGAAAGTATCAGATCCTATCTTCAGTTAATTGAAAGAACTGAAGACGATATGATTTTGGTAAATGGTATTGAAACAGAATTTACGAGTTTAGAAGAAGCAAGACAATACATTAAACAAGATTACATTTCGCATCAATTAGAAGAGCAAGTATCAAAAGACTTATACGAGGAACTATCAGAACATACTGTCGCAAATATTATTAAAGAATATCACGATATCAAAGTTACCGATACATTAATCGAAAATTATATACAACTTGCTTCTTCTCACATGTTTAGTGTAGACCCAGTCGTTCAAGGTATTCGTTCTCTTAATAAACTTGACAGATTGGTTGAGGGTAAATTGCATTATGTTCTTAATGATGAGTCAATTGTAACTATTGACGAGCGTACTCAACTGCGCCTAAATAACTTATTACATAATCAAACAGAAATTATTGAGTATATGCGTGAGAGCAAAGAGAATTTTATGCATGTGCTTACAAAATTAGAGGAACAATAAGATGGCAATGACTATCACAACCCTTAAGAATACAAACCAGGAAACTGTGATTCACTTCGCATCTTCTCTGGCAGAGTCTGGCACTGTTACTATTGCCAACTTAACTGCATCTTCTCAAGCAAGAAACAGCGACACACCTGCAGTTAACATTGTTAAATGGCAAGTAACAGGTGAGTTAGCATCAAAAATTAGTGTTGTTCGTAACAGCAAAAATGTTATTGTAGCAGCACCTGAGAATGCTCCTTATGCAGAATTAAATGCATGGGGTATTCCACTGACTAATGATAACACTTTTGATATAGTTATCACTAATGGTACTGCAAAAGAAGTTACTGGTATTTTGGTTCTCCGTAAAGTTGCTGGCTGGTCTACTAAAGTTGAGCATGCTACTTTTGGTGCTTACGATAATCCAGCTGCTGTAGGAAGTTAATCATGAGACTAATTAGAGAAGTTTTAGATACCACAAACCTTATTGTTGAGTCCAAACTCGGCAAAGGAAAAGAATATTTTATTGAAGGAATTTTTCTTCAATCTGAACTGAAAAACCGTAATGGTCGTATGTATCCAGAATCAATTATGGATAATGAAGTAGGTCGTTACATTAAAGAATCTGTCGACAAGAATCGTGCCTATGGCGAACTTGGTCATCCAGATACTCCTTCCATTAATTTGGATCGTGTATCCCACATGATTGTTAGTTTGCGTAAAGAAGGTACAAACTACATCGGCAAAGCGAAGATTCTAGAAACCCCAATGGGTCAAATTGCACGTGGTCTTTTAGATGGTGGTGCAAACCTTGGAGTATCTAGCAGAGCACTTGGTTCCCTTCAAACAAATAACGAAGGTGTTCAAATTGTTCAAGACGATTTTATGCTGTCCACTGCAGCTGACATCGTTGCCGATCCGTCTGCTCCAGATGCGTTCGTTAGAGGTATTATGGAGTCAAAAGAGTGGGTCTTTGTTGATGGAAAGTTTGTGGAACAACATATTGAGGAAGCACAGCGTTCTATTCGCAAGGCTTCTTCACGAAATCTAGAGGAAGCAAAGATTTATGCTTTCCAAAAGTTTCTGAGTAAAATCAGATAAATTATAAATAATTTAATAGAACTATCCAGTTACAGGAGAAAACGATGTCAATCGAACAAAAAATCGCTGAAATTTTGGCTGAGTCTAAGAAACTAGACGAATTCAAAGTACACGGCACAGAAGGTGGTATGGACTCAGGTAAAGACGGAGCACAGGCTGGTGATCAGTCTCCAATCCGTGATGCATCTAATAATGTACCAACTAGCAACCCAGCACAAAATGCAGACAATGATCGCAATGATGTAAAAGATCAAAACGATGCAGAGAATGCAACTGATAAAAAATCTAACCCTGCTACTGCTAAAGCAGTCGCTGGCGATCAAGCAGTCATTCGTACAGGTACTAGCGTTAAAGAAGATGTTGACGCATTATTGAATGGTGAAGAACTCTCTGAAGAGTTCCGTGCTAAAGCAGAAACTATTTTCGAAGCAGCTGTTATGACTCGTGTTAAGTCAGAAGTTGCTCGTATTGAAGAAGAATTCGAAGCAAAACTCCAAGAGAGCGTTGCACAGAATGTAGAGGGAATTGTTGAGCAAGTTGATGGATACCTCGGTTATATTGCCGAGCAGTGGATGACACAGAATGAAATTGCCCTAGAGCGTGGTATGAAATCCGATATTCTTGAAGGTTTCATTGGCGGTTTGAAGAATTTATTTGAAGAGCACT